CCACAAGATTGCGACATATACATAGAAACATCAGCAACTAGGGCTAGATTGCGATAGAACCGCACTAAATCGCTATAGTTGGGTACAAGTGGAGTAATTTCCACTTCTAGATACTTAATTGAACCACGAACGAATCTGGAAGGATGGACCTTAAAAGCAAAATCATAAATTATCGGAGTAGGAGTAACCATCCAAAGATTAGAATAAACAGTAAATAAACTTTCGTGTAATTCTGCTGATTCTCCATCTCTGAAAATCACATTCCAAGAATCAATATATTGTCCTGGGATAAACTTCACTGGATCTAAAGTAAGATCAACACGATACAATCCAGTTCCATCTTTTACAACATTACTTCCATCTATGGAATCAATCAATACTCGACCTTCTATATTTTCTACGCTACGTCTAGAAGGATCTAATAAATAGAAATCCACCTTATCAATAGAACTCACATCAGCGAGATTATTAGAATTATAAAATCTCTGACGTAGCAATAAGGTGTCACCACTAGCTGGTAATTGGTATCTTTCTTTACTCATGGATTATTTTGACCTTGATTTTGCTTTTCTCATTTCCGAATCGTGTGCTTCTTTTTCTTTTGTTTTTTGCTCATAGAACTTTTGAATATAATACTCTCGTTCATAAACAGGAAGACTTTCTGTTATTGAAGGAGGAGCATGGAGGTTATACCAGAAAAAGAAATTTTTATCTAGTACAGACCTCATTAGCTTCATCTGGGACTCGTCTGCTTCTTCCGAGTCCGTGGGAAGAAAAAATTTGCTTCAAGTGGCAATTCTGTGGTAAAGTTAGCTCCACAACTAGGACAATCTAAAACAATCTTAGCATCCATTCCAAATGGTGGTTCACTCAATGTGTTTCTAATGTGTGCCAAATCTTTAATATGCATACGATCCAACATAGCTTTTATATTATGCTGACCAGTTAAAACCTTTCCATGATTAGAAATCAATTCAGTGATAAGAAGTGATGATCTGAATGTTAAAGTATCATCTTCTGCTGCTTCTCCCCACATCTTCAAGATTTTTTCTCGATAATCCGTAATTTTTGTTTCATCAATACCCTTAGACATACGATATCTAAACTTAAATCCACAAACTGGAAGAGTATCTTCTAAAGTATCTTCTGTGAAATCTTCTGGACAATAAGTAACAGGAAGAGTATCTAAATCAATTGTTTCATTGAAAACATGACTACATTCTGGACACTTAATTTTTACTTCATAATTGGTGCCATAACTAATACTTCTTAAATAAATTAATAGGTAGGTTCGGTCAATTGATAAGAGATTATCTGGATTAATTTTTTCTTGTACACAATTTTGAAAAATTTGATTGATAGCTAAACCTTTTTTCATTAATCGTTGAGTAGCAAGAATTTTTTCTTCAACTCCCGTCATTGGCCTAACATGCAGAACCCCGTCTGATGGACCTGTACCTTCTTCATAAAAGCGACCTAACGATGGAAGCGATACCTCTTCGAAAGTTTCCGATCCCTTACGAATTTCTTCCAACATATCTTGAAGAACACGACCGGTTTCACTTTCAAATTCTTTTAAGGGCTGTTGCCGTCTTGGTTGGAGATTCGACGGTTGGTTAGGGTTTCTTTGTTCTGGATCTGCTCCACCATTCATAAATTTACGCATTTCTGGTGGAACATTACCTTGAATTTTTGGTGGCTCAAAACCACTAGGATCTGTATTTTGGAAAGATTGTGGATTTACTCCAAATCTTTCTGCTCCAACATTTGGAACTCTTGATTCACCATTATCTTGATCTTCTTCTGCAAACTTTTCTGGACTGAATTTTTTGGGGCGAAAAGGCGTATCTGCCATTATCAAACTCCTACTTTTTATTTAAGAACAAGTCTATTCTAAACGATAATCTCTATAATATTAAAAAGAGTCACAAAAATAATTTTACATTAGGTGCATCTTGGAAACATTAGTTCTTTTCTTATTCTGGGTCATTTCTGTGGTTGGTGGATCATTATTCATTGTAGAAAGTAAATTTTTTGAATATTTTAAAAAATACTTTCTAGGTTATACCGAAATGAAATTAGGCGTAGAAGTCAAAATAAAAGGGAAAATACCGGAAGGGAAAGTTAATAAATTCCTAACAGAATTGACTTCATGTTATCAATGTAGTGGTTCACACACAGGATGGATGTTTGCTTTACTTATATTGGTATCTTCAACTTCTGTATCATTCTGGATGGGATTGTCTTTATGTGTCATGTCTGCGTTTGCTGGTGGATATATTAGTATGTTGGGAGTTGCCTTGCTAAACTATTTAGATGGAGCAAAGTCAAATCAAAAAGTATAGAAACATAGATGTCAGGATAGCTATTTATAATCCAAAATTTAGAGAGATGTTTCCGGAACTAGAACAAGACTTTATCGAACATGATAATTTGTCTTGTTCTTCTTGTGTTAATAGATTGGTTAAAAAAATAATATTTAACTTTCAAGACAAACTAGATGAATACTTTAAATTAATTAATAGCCAATCTCCTTAAGCATTTTTTTTGGATGATCTTCATATTTTTCGGTCATTATCAACATAGCATCATGAAAATCCCGCAACTTACCAGAAAGAATAGCATTCTTGTAAAAAGAGGATGCTCTGTTTATTTGTTTATTTAAACAAAAGATGTCGCCCAACAAACACCACGCTTCAGCGAAAGATGGATTGATTGCCAAACAAAAAATTAAACTTTCTACACACTGCTGTATTTTACCTATCATTAAATCTGAACATGCTATTTTATAATTGACATTGACCGATTCTTCTAAGTATCTATTACCGGTTACAAATAAAAATCTTCTTCCTTCAGAAGAACACTTCTCCCACTCCTCCCTACCAGCATAAAGATCCATCAACCAATAACACGCTTGAGATGAAAAAGGATTTTTTTTAACCCAATTTTCTACCATTTCTGATGAAACCCATGATGTTTTATTATTGATTAGTATTCCTAAACACTTATTGGTCTTCTGACCTTCAATATGAGGAATCCCCTCTAAAGACAGCTTCCCACAATTGAAAGAAAACAATCTAGGTTCTTTCAATATAGTAGAACCATTTTTTACCATCACTAATTTGACCCCATCCTCACCAGGGTCACAATTTAAAATATTAACTTCTATCTTCTCTTCTGGGTATAATAATATTCCCCAATCGTTATTAGAAAAATTATCAAATACCTCTTTTTCAATATCAAGATTCTTTTTCACTTGATAAATCGTTAGCTTTCCTTTTTGCTTCACAAGATAAATCCTCGATTATTTTGCTTTGCTCAAACATTTCAATACTATTGTAGAAATCTTTTAATTTTGTATAGGAAGAAGAATTCTCAGGGTTTCTGAGTAGATCTTCCCATAATTTAAATATCTGATCTTTATTACGGAAAAATTTTTTCCACATGTTGTTATAATATAATTAAAGTTTAGATATTTTCATTACTTCTTTATTTTTGCGTGGCTCATATGCCAAGAACAGAAAGAATGTTATTATATGGCTTAGGAGCCCCAATGTCTCACTATCTTAATAATGAAGAATTTGAAAAAAATATTAGAGATTACATTAAATTAAAAAGATCCAAAGACCCAAAGGATAAAAATGATTTAACTCTTATATCTAATACTTTACTTAAAATGTTTCAAGAATTATCTGGAAGAATTTTAAGAGGTTTTGATTTTAAGCTTATTGACAGAGAAGATGCTTCACAAGAAGCGGTCATGATCTGTTTTAATAAGGTCGAACAATTTGATCCTACTCGTGGAAGTAAAGCTTTTAGTTACATGACTGCGTGTTGTGTGAATCATTTTCGTCAAATGTATCGAATAGAAAAAAAGCAAGTTGAAATGAAAAGAAGATTCAAAGAAATGCTTATTGATAAATTCCGTGGTCAGGTTAACAAGGCTACTATAGCTGCGTTTGAAGAAGAAAAACAACAAGAACTTAGTTAAAACAAGGACAATTACGGTATGAATTATTTTGAATACATGGAAACCAACGAATTAATTGAGAAATTAGTAGACGCTGGATACGGTGAATTTGTCGAAGTACTTTTAGGAAATAACCCGGAAGTATACACAAAACGCGATAGACTCAATAAGAGTGGTGCTTGTCGCGTATTAAAATGGAAAGGCAAGCAATTAGAAGAAGCTATGAATTCTTGCCGAGCTATCTTGTGTAAAGAACTAGGAGAAGAGTTTTTCCCAATTAATGAAGATTAAGTGTTTCCCTGAATAAACAAGGAATCTTCAATACTGGTCGTATCCGGTAAATCACTACTTTGACCATTGCAATCAATAATATAACCACGGTCGTATCTTAATGTAAGATCGATCATGGTTAAATCACTTGATCCCATGTCAACATCCTGAAAATCAAACGTTTTGGGCCAACAATTTTCGTACATCCATTTTTCTATACATTTTCCACAACCACTATACATTTCCAATGTGGCATTAATTTTAAAATTTTTGCCATCTGGATTTACAACAAAACCGTATTCTGCCAATTCTGGATTATATAATCTTTTTAACCAATCGTAAACTGGATTAAACTTACAATTATAATCTATTAAGGTTACTGTAAATTCTTTAAATTCAGGCTTGCCTGGGTAATAAATGGTTTCAACAATATGTTGCACTTCATTTTCTTTAAATGAAATACTAGGTCGAGCAGCTTTAGTGGGAGCTAAAGAATTTATACCAGAAGCGGAAATTTCAGGAATCTTAAACAACCATAAGGATTTTTTTTTCCAAATGGTATTCGGATCTCTCAATTTATTAAGTGGATTAGATGCTGTAGCATTAATCGCTTGATTAATGGCACCACCAACAGCAACTCCAAGATTAGCAAAATTAATCATTGACATAAGTTAACAATCCGTACAACATGGATTTACTTTAGTTCTACTACATAACGGAATATAACTGAATTGAGAATACCTAAAACTTATTGCTATTTCTGCAATAGCGTTATCTTCATAACCTAAATCACCAAAATCTACACTTGTCGGCCATAAATCATTAAAAACCCACTGCTCCAAACCTTTTAAACAACCATCATACAATGTTAAAACACCCAAAGCAGTGTAGTCTTTAACGGCACTAGTTCCTGAAGTATAAACCGCCCCAATATAATCGTACAAAGCAGATGATTCTAACGTGTTATTAGATACATCTAAATAAACAACACTTAATTCTTCTATGCCTTTTATATTTGGAACATATATCTTATTGCCCAAATAGGTTATTTCTATTGGGTCTATCTTCATACTAGGTCTTTTAGCAGACTTAAGAGCAGATATCCCAATAGGACGAAAACCAGGACATTTGGGTTGAAGATAGAATGTCCATCTGAATTTTGTTTTCCAGATGGCACTACCAAAAGGATTAGAAAATAAAGTATTGGCAGGAGTGTTTTGAGTGTTTGCCAATTTTTTATCTTTCTATAACGTTTAGCAACCTGTGCAACATTCTGTGAATGGAACATTTCCACACAACGAGGCATAAGTAAATTGAGAATAACGGAATGAAATTTCTACTGTGGAAACTTCATTTGAATCATATGCTAAATCACCAAACTTGTAGCTAGTAGGCCATAAATCATCATAGACCCATTGTTCTAGTGGTTTACCGCAACCATCGTACATCACTAATGTACCACGAGCAGTGTAATCACCAACGGAACTACCTTGACGACGATTTAGATTGTTAAAGTTATAAACAGCACCTAAGTAAGCATATAAAGCACCAGATTCTTGGCGTTTAGCTGCTACGTCTAAATAAGTAACTGTCATAGCTTCAATGTTAGACTTACCAGGAATCCAAGTACGTGCATTTAGAAAATGCATTTCAATTGGATCTATACTAACACTTGGACGACCTGCTGTTTTAACAAACCATACATCGACTGGTCTTAGATTTGGACACTTTGGTTCCAAATAAAATGTCCACCGGAAATTTAACTTGTAAACGACTGAGGGATCTACAAGTTGTCCGATGCCCATATATCCACTTGGACGACTTGACGCCATTGTTTTCGGGCTCCTAAATTTATATAATTTTTATTGTCATTCGAGAGAGAAGGTAAGGGGAACATTCCCCTTACCTTCTACAATTCAGGCATTAGAATTGATCTACTGTCGTTTCGTTGAAAGTGCCAATTCGGTGAACTGAGAATTCGATAAAGGTAAATTCATTAGCTCTGGTTGGCTGTACCCCAATCTTCGCCCTCAATTCATTTCTTTCAACAACAACCGGTGGATTTAATTCCTCATCACACTTAACGAAGAAGTCGTAAATACCACGTTCTACCTGAATTCTTTGTAAAATTTCCTTACAGATATTTACAAACTGCGTCCGAAGGATTTCATCATGTGGTTCGTATAGTAATGGACGAGTCTTACGACGAATTTCCTTCTCCGCGGCTAGAAGCATTCTTCTAACACTCACTCTATCTAGGGCACTTGGACGACGTTGAAGTGTCTTCTGTCCGTTGATGATAAAGTTTGCAGAATCAGCATAATTGACAATTGCGTTGATACAATTACCAAGTTGATACATTGAGTCCTTTTGATCCGAAGAAGGTCTTGTATAAACGTCAAGGACGTTAAATACGATACCTCTAACTTCACCTGCTGGTGGGAACCAAGGACGAGCAATACTATCGGAATAAACATAAGTTGCTAATACTGGACCACTTGGAGGAACCCAAACGTCAATCTTGTTGAATGAATCCCGAACCTTTAACCAAGGCCAATATAATGCACCGAAGTCAGAATCAAACTTAACAAGGTTTAATGGGTGAACACCAGCTTGCCAATCAATAACTTCATCTACACTTAAACCAAATGGTGGATCAATAATAGCGAAGCAATCTGCCCGTTTATTTTGACACACATCTAGAATAGCTACAACGACATCAGTAGAAGAACGGCCAGGAACAGCTACAAGGTTGATATTAGATTGATCTGGGTCAGATAAAGCATAGATACCAGTCTTCGCAGTCGAAGTACCAATAAGCAATAGATCCTGATCATCTGGATCGCTTGGAACACCGTTGGTTCCACCACTTAACGCATACGTTCCTTCTAGCGGTGAAGCGGCGACATCTGTATTATCTACAACTCTAATGAATAATGAATTCAAAGCGATGTAAGACTCAACATAGTTAGCCTTGCTACTATCTTTAGTTAACGGACCCCAAGTTTCTACTTGAACATCATTGTTAAACACCGATAAAGCAAACTGACCGGTACGTACATCAGAAATAACTCTCACTTCGGTAAAGTTACCTTCTGTGCCCGGTGATTCAGCGGTTACGGTGAAACTAGCATCACCACTAGTATCAGCAGAACCAGTTACGATACCACCAGCATAAACACCACTTCCGCCACTTGTTCGCGTTGGGCTTGTGCCTGTGCCCGATAGACCACCAATTCCAAAAATTCCACCAGCAGTACTAGCCGATTTAACTGTAATCTTGGCGTCTCTACCATAATGAGTTGTAGCTAATTTCAAATTATTAGAAACAGCCGAAGCAACGAAACCACCAGGAATTTCAGCGTCATCGATTAACTGATTGATGTGATCTACCACATCAGAAATAGTATTAACCCCTGTTGGCATGGTAACAATTTGAATTACTCTATCAACATTAACGTTATCACTACCATCGACAACGACTTGTAATGTTACGTTCGATAGGCCCGTAAAATCGTAACTACCTGCGGTAACATAAGAGTTATTTGGATACTTGTCATGAATACCAACAACCGAACCAGCAGTCATACCAGTACCAACACCTACAACAGAACTTGGACCGTAGAGAGAACTTTGTACGGATACCATTTCAATAGATGAAGCAGTGCCATAAGAGAATGTACTCTTACAACCTAACAAATTACCAGTAGCTACGTAGAACAAAATACCATCGTCATCAGATAATTGATCATTTAAAGCTTCGACAATTTGAGCGATAGAATAGTTTGGATTAGATATGGTATTCGCTAGAATAACCAACACTTTAGATGCCAATATTCCATTTAAACGCCATCGGAAAAATTGATCTTCCGAGAAAACGTAGGGACCAGTTACGTTGCCGATAATTTCTACTGCACCACCTGCTACACCCACCTCTACTTCTGCGGTTTCTGCAAAATCAATGTCCGCAGGAGAGGTTTCTCCACAACGAACAATGTACACAGAAGTACTTTGCTGAATAACTTGTTCAGCAGCATAAATTAGATATGGATCAACAAGCTCCGGGTGAGCATTGCCGAAAGTATCATGAAGTTCTTTTAATGAAGTAACCAGAGTCGGTACATTTAACGGACCCTTAGTTGCAAACCCCACAAGTCCCACGCTGTTTGCTGTTGGAGCAGACACAATGAAACTAAAATCTTTTTCGGTTACTCGCACTCCCGGTGCAAGCATATTCGAAGGGGCGAATACCTTTCCACTAGCCATCTTATTAGTTCTCCCTCGCTGTTTATAGTAGTACCGGCTTCGTCACGCCCCCGGTCAGACCAATTTAACGGTAATCAGGCGTTCCCGTTCGAGCATATCTATTTGTTCTGTTCTTAATTCTTCTAAAAGTCGAACTACATTCTTACCTGCACCATAACCCGGAATTACCATAGTGGTAAATTTTCTAGGTGACGGTCCACGTTTGGATCTTACCATTATCGAAATCGGACCTCGGGTTTTATTCGTTATTTCAAGCATTGCCATCTCCTGGCTTCTTAATTTTCATCTTCTTAAACATATCTACTACCACACCATTATTATCTACTTCTAAAATATCAATTATTTCACTCTTGACAGTTTTTCGTCTTACAATCGGTTGAGGAACAAACATTTCAACCATCATATTAAACTGCCAACGAATCATTCTAACCTCTTTATCCCCCGGCTCTTGATTGCCATTATTGGCATATCCTTCTAGTTTCACAATAACTTCAAACTCTGCACCCTGTAATTTTAAGTAGGCTACTGGATTAAATTTTAGTGTTATTTGCTCTAAAATCTGATCCATGTCTTCTTCATACATTGTCCAAGCCGATAACTCATACCCTACATTTACGGGTATACCACGAGTTTTACCAAATACTGTATCTTTCTCATATGCCTCACTACCAAACCATCCTGGCACATTATTCTCATCTCTATAGTATCTAATGGCCCCTGAGTATAAAAATCTAGATTGATCAGGAGATATTGATGACTTGGCTTTAAGAGTCAATAAAGGCAACTTTAGACGATCTGTTACGAATGATCCATCCTTCCTAACATTTTCCTGTAGGATGTAAGCAACTGCTCTTTCTGGACCCATTAACGTAATAGGAATTCTATGTGGTTCTCCACGTCCATCTAAAACACTTAAATCAGAAAATAAATCTTTCATTGCCATATCTGCGGCACGAAAAATTTGAGAATACCGAGCTATTGTTTCACGATTTACTGGTTTTGTTTGATCTTCAACAATATGACCATACTGAATAGGATCACAATTATCTTGTGAACCTATTGGTACTTTCGGACAATTTTCATTTACAGCATCATACGGTGGCTTGCGTAAAGAACCTTGGGATGGATACGTAATCTTGTCTGTATTACAATTATTATTAAATGTTAAATCATCATTACCACAAAAACCAACAGGAAGATCCTCATTTCTGGGCTCATCTGGAGGTAATTCACGACATTCATTTAAAGTTTTATCGGCCATTTATTTTTCTATATTTATTCAATATCACTTTCATTACTATAATTAGAGCAGTTCGTCAAATAAAATTTGGAGCGTGAATTGAAGTTCTTAAAACTAAAAAAACCTGACTATAGCAATATGAGGGTTTTCGTTAAGCTAAATGTGGAAACAGAGGAGAAAGATAGGAGAAAGATATTGGTAGGTAAGAACTTGCCTACCAAATGGTTTCCAATTAAAGAATCTTATATTTCCCCGGAGGAACAGACTGAGATACGCGACCTTCTCCGGTCGTAACGGATTCTTGCCATCTCTTACAAATAAACTGATATCTTAACACACCATACATTTTATACTCACCGGTATTGATCTGTATTAAATCCCAATTCTCTCGTAAGTGCGGTGTAAAAATTCTAGACCCAGGTTTTGGAATTTTTCCATTTCCTAACCTATTCAAAACATCAGAAACATTTAATTCAAATACGACTTCATCAGGGGAATCTAGTCCAAACCCCCCTAAATTACTCATAGTTTGCACGGGTTCGTAAAAACCATATAACTCAATAGGGAATTGCGACCAAATCTTATCTCTAGCTTCACGACGAAGAGGATCAATCATGTCGGGAGAAATAAATACTTCATAGTAATAAAGAGGAGAACCGCCCCTTTTAATCGATTCTTGATCCCATCTATTAAATAATTCTAATTGAGCCGAATTATTTTTAAATTGACTTATCGAACCACTAGGTTTATACGGCGTACCATCTTTGTTACATAACATACATTAATTAGTCACATCAAACTTAGACACAAGATCTAATTCCATTCCTCTTCCAAAATAAAAAAGTTCTTTTTTCTGTTGTTTTAACCAATAACCTAAACCATCAATAATTTTATTTACTTTCTTTTGTGGACTATAACAAAATGTTCCATCACTATTTTCAACAGAACCGGACCTATTTTGAATAAATGACTCGTCTCCAAAAGCTATTAATGTTTTATCTACTCCTGCACGAGCAAACACACTAATAGCACAACCAATAGGAGTTCTATAGTCTTCTATAATAGTAAGTTTTTTTAAATTAGGCACTTGGTATTCCCTACTCCCAGGGGGAGCAAAGAAATACACCGTTCTATCATAAGATTTAATAAAATTTGAATTACATTTTAAACTGGCTAATAACGGTGGACGAAACACACCAACGTCAGGAATATCTAATAAACAATCTTCAAATGGATTAATACACAAATAATAGTCTGGTTTCTTTTTAGATTTCCATTTTTTCAAAACACCATTGGTTGCAACAATCAACCAACCATTTAATTTTTCTAATAATCCCTCATGATTTTCAATAAAATCTACACCATCAGAAAAAATTGCCACCGGTTTTTTAGAAATTAAAGGCAATTCTAATCTCATTACTCCACGTAAAGAATGATTGGCTAATGAATTATCAATCATTAGCCTAATGTCTTCCAAAGAAGGTTTCTCTCCTACGTCAATCGATTGGTGCCTAGAAAACGGATTAGAAACAGCCGTACCATCGGAAAATTTTAAATACTCTAAACCGGTCTTATGTTTCTTTAATAGCATCTTCTATTTCTTCACGAGGAATTAAAGCAAAATATTTAATATCAGACTTAATCTTATCAAGAATTTTCTTATGAAGATTCATGGATAATGTTACCTCCATAGATTCTGTTGGAGGCATTAATTGTAATTTAAGAGGCTCTGAAACATCCAACTTGATAGATTCAGGAGCATCTAACTTAATAGAATCTGGCATATCCACTTTTATCACATCTGGAATACCAATTACGTTAATATTAATGTCTAATGATGGGAATGAATCAGGTGCAATTAACTGCATGTGATTTTGAGTTCCAATTAATTCAATAGGTAAAGTAATTGGCTCAAACCTTACAGGAATCGGCTCAATAGGTGGTGCCAACCTAATTTCTTCTGGACCCTTATAAACTAAAGGAATTTCACTAGGTGCAGTCATGATGATTTCTTTGGGAATATCGTGAACTACGCGAAGATCAGGAATCTCCGGGAACTTAACATCAATCACACTAGGAATGCCTAATAATACTGGTTCTATATCAATACTATTGTCTTCGTTTTGAAAAAATTCTTCATCATTGAACCCTTGATCTCCAAATGCTTGAGGTTCTTCCATTTGGAAATCAGCAAACCCCATACTACTACCCCCACCACCTCCTCCAGTACTACTACCACCACTTGGACAAGATGAACAACAACCACACGTTACAGCAACATAAATTGGGATAGTCGGCACCGCCCCCCAATTTACAGTAATAACAGGAGCAGGATCGAATCCAATATCAGGGAATGCTGGTGG